TGGAGAACCAACATTGATTTTTAAATTAGCTCCTTTAAATTCAGAATTACCTTCAAATAAAGAAGGCACTTTGACATTAAATTGTGTTGCGCTTAAATTAGCAAATTCAGTAGTTGCATTTTTGTAGATGAATTTATCTGCAACGTATCTTATAGTACCACCGCCCGAAAAGAATCCTTCTGCATATTTAACAACACCTGCGCTTTTAAATAATCTAAAAGAAACTTTTGTAGAACCACTACTATCGTCAGTCAATTGAAAGTTATCGTTGAAAACACTAGATTTTCTATGAATCCACAAAGTAGCGTCTGTCAAAACATCATTATATCTTGGATCTGCTTTATCAATACCTATTATAATAGAAGGTGGATTTGTATATACTGAATCATCATGAATAGGTACAAGAGTTACGTTATTTGTACCTTCATTTATTTTCCACGAAGTATCGCCATCATTACCTGAAGGTCCTTGAGCACCTTGTGGTCCTTGTGCACCCTGAGGTCCTTGATCACCTGTCAAACCAGTAAAACCTTGAGCACCTATTGCACCTTGAGCACCCATTGGGCCTGCTCCGTTTGCAATAATCTGATCGAAGTTATAATTAACCTTGTCTAACTTCTCGTTATCGGTGTCAATTACGAATATTTGTTTTAAATTCATTATAATACTGGTCTTTTTATTATCTATTTATCTGTCTAATATTTTATCAAACAAACTTATTAGTTCCACTACATTTAGTTTTACTTTGTAATACTCCATCGCTATCACATTTTCTATAGAAAAGGTCATTCTCAGGACCATACACTGCATTGTTTTCTATCAACATCAAAGGTTCATAACCCTCATTGCCCGTTAAACTATACATGTTTCTATAAACAGGTCCTAAAAAAGAAGCTGCACTCATAAATGAATCATCATCAGTATAAAGATACATCGTGGAATCATATACTCCGTTGCAATAATTAAAACTAGATGTTGCTTTAGCCATATAATATCCTTCAGCGCTTGGACTTAATTGTGTAGCCAATACATTAAAGATATAATCTCCAAAAACATCTAGACCAACAAATGATCCATCAATTTGACTCCAATATCTTCTAGAAGCACCTACTCTATACCAGCCGTTTGGCGCATAATAGAAAGGTGTAGAAGCTGCATTTGTATATAATTTAGTTGCATTTGCAAAAGAAGCGTTATCTGAATACAAAGTCATATTAGTACCAGAATAAGGCGCGGTCGAACCATTTAAGTTAAACATGTTAGGACCTAAAGTAGCCACAAAACTGTTTACGATAGGACAGCTTTGGACTTGAACAAACGTGCCTCCAACAAATATTCTAACTACTCCATCTTTTGCGTATATTCCATCAACTGCTATCGCAGTACCTGAATTATTATAAATTAATTTACCAGTTAAATTAGCTGTAAAATTAGTCCATAGAACAGGATCAAAATCTATTTTAAAAGCTGTAGTTTGATTTAAACAAGCATTTGCATTTGACGATGAGCTATAAGATAAATTTATATCGTATAATGCAGGTGTTGGAGGAATGACAGCAGCATCTTCCCAATGCATGTCAGTTTCTTTTAAATAACATATATAAATTAATTTAGAATCAGCTTGCGATATTGAACCAACTGAATTAAATGTTTCAATTTGATTAGACGTCTCGTGATTAGTGTAGCTTGAACTATAAGAACCACCTGATTGCGTAATGTTCAATTTTAAATCAGAACCTCCTAAAATAGCTAATTTAGCTGTATTTGAAATTGCATGTTCTTGGTTAGAATTTCCGGAAGTGTCTTCATCTATTTCATATTTATACGCATTTAAGTTTGGCAAGTCATACGAGATAACCCCCTTTTTCCAAGTTTTACCATTGCATATATACCAGCCCTGATACATTGTACCTGTTTTACCAGATCCATTTGTGTTTTGTAAATAATCAGTAGTAACAGTTTTGGTCTCATTAATTAAAAAATTATTACTATTAAACTGTGAAGCATTGATAGCAATAATACTACCAACTGGAAAACCAGGTATAACTTTAAGAGGATCTACCCATTTTATTTTACCATTTGTGTCAATTGATTGTGCAATCCAATTCGGGGTTGGAGTTTCAGTATTAAATTTAGTAGAACCTTGTATTTCATTGGTTTCTGTTGTATCACCAAACTTTGAATCTAAAGATTTTATTTTAAATAATGATGCTTTAAAATTACCAAATGTAGAAGCTGTACTAGGATTAATGTTATACGTTAAAACTGCTTCATCGCTTATCAATTCAAACTCAGTATTAGTAGTGTCATCAAAACCATATTCTAATATTGTATTTTGATTTTCTTTAAATAAATTTAATGAAACTATTTGATCTGATTCTTCATCAGAAAAAACAACATTCTTTTGATTGTAACCTCCGTTTGTATGAATTTTACCTAAAATACCTATTTTAGGCACGTTATATTCGTTTAACGCGTCTGAGCTATTAGAAATACCGAATAAAAAATTAGTAGGATTGTATTTACCAAATTGATTTATTTTTAAAGTGATATTTTCTATAGTTTCGCTTTCATTTTTAAGCCAAACAGTTTCTCCATCTGCACCTTGAGAACCAATAGCGCCTTGAGAACCGATAGCGCCTTGCGGTCCAATTGGACCTTTTGCTCCATCTAAACCTTGATCTCCTGGAAAACCATGAGGTCCAATTGGTCCACCGCCGGATATTAGAATTTGATCAAAATTGAAATTTAACTTTTCAATTTTTTTAGATGACCACCAATCATTGTTATATTGATCTAAATCACTTTCAAATAATTCTTTTATTATGATAGACATGTTACGCTATTATTTTGACAACGACTTTAAACTCATAGTTATAAGACGGTTTTTTATTATATATTAATCTAAAATTAAGACGTTCTTGTACAAAGCCTTCTGTAGAATAATTAGTTTGTTTTTTATAAATATCAGTGTCTATTAATAAAGGATCAGCTTGATTTAAAAACGAAGAACTGATATTTTTACCTTCTTTAGCATATATGTTAATGCTTTGTATAATAAATCTCGGTACTATATTTTGTTCTGAATATACTTGTAAATCGTCAGACGTTGTTGTTAAATCACCATAAGATTTTGAAGGATTGATATAACTATCAAAGGAAGACTTAATGCCTTTTTCTAATAATTCATCTAAGACTGCTTTTTTAACATAGAAATCAGCATAGATTTTATCTTCAACTTCTGTCCATGCCAACGAATATGAGCCTTTGTTATTTTCTCTATATGAATTTAATTCATCTATATTAGATAGTTTAATTTCACTAAAAGAAGATATTTCATAAACGTTAGAAACCTTCATTACTGTTGAGGCCATGAAAGCCTTTTCTTCAATTGGATTAACAGTGCCATACACAAATGAATATTCATTGTTTGCGCCTGATTTAATATAGTAATTTTCAGCGTATTTAGACTGTAATATATTTAAATCTCTTTTGTCAATTGCTATTTCACCAATTTTTGGATATAAAGGTAATTTATCTGTACCGCTAGACAATTTTAATGTACTATCTGGTGCTTCAGTATTTACTTTATGATAAAAATAATTTTTAATTATTCCATAATCATTTAAACCCAATGTGTCAAAATAAGAACTAAACGCAATTCCAGTTCTATTGAATTTATTGTAAATCAACAATTCTCTATTTGGAACTGCATTATTTTTTAAAGCTTTGTTTTCTGAATATATGTCAGTGAAGTATAAAATATCTTTAGTTAATGGTACATAATAGCCGTTCATTCTTCTCAAGATTGTTCTATACGGAGTCTCTGATTCAACTATTTTTTTACCAACTTCGGCTGAAGATATTTTGTAAGATTTTGGTTTATCTTCATCTACCGCGGTTTTAATATATGCATTTTTATAAAAAGGTGTTCCGTTTTCAACTTCTAAAACAAAAGAATTATACGCAGCATCTCCAGATTCTGTCACGTTAACATAATTTACCTTTCTAGTAAAATCATTAAAGGTTTCTTTAAATGATTTAGCTTTAATATCATCCAGGTTTTGCTTGAATGCGTCCCATCCACCACCATAATATGTATAAGTTAAATTAGATTGATCAACTGGTGTGATTTCTATTATAGCTGGTGCGTCAGCACCTACGGTATTGGTTATATTATCCCATAATTTAGGATAACCTATCACACTAATAGACGTATCACTTAATACTTTAGAAATTTGAAAAGCGTATGTGTTACCATTATAGTCAAATAACAAATATGAATAAGCACCTTGTTCTGTGATACTAATTTGTTTTTCAAAAGCTGGAGATTTACCATCAATATCCTCTAAACCATCTATTACAACTTCAGTAGTAGGAGTTAAATTAATTATATTGGCATAAGCTTCATATATGTTTAAAGCGCCTTGAATCTTACTATTCGATAATGTATTTTCAATATATGAATGTCTTAATTCATATAAAATTTTATGAGATATTTCTTTTACGTTATTTTCTTGTAAAGAAATATTAACATAGACACAAATAAATTTAAATTTGTCATTTTTAATAACATCAATGCTTGTACTAGTTTCATTTGAATCTTTTTGTAAATTTACGATAACAGCAAACTTATAATCATTTGCTAGATTATCATTTACATATTCAGAAGGAATGATTTTTACATTTTCCTTTCTTGATTTATAAACATATTTTAAACCCCTAAATATAGTGTCAGAGAAATTGTAAGCATCTCCTTTGTTAAATTTAGTGTATAATTTTTTTGTTTTATTTTTTATAAATTGCACATTGGCATTATTGATTTGAAATAAATCACCAACAACAATACCATTTTGTGTTGGTATATTACCAAGACAAGTTAATATTGTTTTATCAGCATTTAAAAACGGTAAAGTAAGAGGTACAAATACGCCGTTCTTCTTAGTAATACCTGTATTAGTTACAATATTTCCATCTATTGGTTTATCAAATGTAATATATGTAGCACCGTTTGCAGAAGAAATGTTAATAACTTTAGAAAAGTCTAGATATGCACCTTCCCATACAAAATATTTGCTAAAATAATCTCTATCGATGCTTTTAAGATTGTCTATAGTTAATTCTCCGTCATTTAGAAAATTAACATAACTCTTAAGTTTGCTAAAATTGTTAGAATCATATTTAAATAATGTTGGAATTTGATTGATATGAAAATATTCCATGTTGTAATCTAATGGATTTCTTTCAAGGCCAGATTCTACGTTAGGCGACATGTTATCTGAACCAAATGCTTCGCTCACTGTAAATAAATATGGATTCATTCTTGCATTAAAAGAATCTTTCAGTGCAAATTTATTAATATGCGGTACGACTCTACTCAAAAGAGCAGTTTCTTTTAATTCATTTTCATGTAATCTGTCATACTCTGAGTATATTTTTAAATCCTTAATAACAATACTTGAGTCTTTGTCAAAATCATTACCAACATTTTCTAATCTGTTTACAACATCAGCCTCTGATAAAGAAGATAATCCAGGATAATATTCATCGTGATTTATTAAAAATGCTTGAGAACATGCTAAATTATAATATTTATAATAACTACCTTCAACGCTAGATGCTACTATTAAATCATCTAATGCTAATTCAGCATAATTTGAATTAGAAGTATCGTAGAAATCAAAATCAAAGTCCTTTAAATTATATGCGCTGAATTTACCAAAATAGGTAACCGGAGATTGATAATAATTTAAGTTAGTGTACGTATTTAATTTATTAATTTTCTTAGATAAACACACTCTGTAAAAATTAGAATCGAAAGCATCTTCTAAGATTTCTAAAACTTCTGATTTTGTATTGAACACAGGATCTTTAATTATGTGACCTTTTCTAAGGTTACCTAATTGTTGTTTTTCTAAGTATATAAATCTATTTTCGTCTTTACCGCCTGTCATTGCATAGTTAGTCCAATCATTAAAATCAACTAAGCTACTAACCGGTAAAATAGAATTATCGATATTAGATATTTTACCAGATATAACGTTAATGAAATCTGAAATATTACCAGTTCTAACTCCAAATGCAACTGAATTTCTATCATATCCTTGCGCGTAATCTTCTATTACGATAGCATCGTCAACGATAGTAGCTACAAAAGGATTATCTGAATGCGTTATACATGAAGCTAATGCATGTAAAATATGCTTTAAATCTCCTTGTGTTGAATATCGTTGTTGTTCAAACTTACCGGCTTGCAAATAATTATCAGCCATATAAGTAAATGGCGTTAGATTGAAATTATCAGCTTTGAATTCAGAAATAGCAGTTAAATATAATTTATCACCATGATGTGGCGCTTCAGTAATTTTAAATTTAATAAAGTCTTTTGCATCTTTAGTTAAAATACTAATCTTAAGAGTTCCAGCTAAAACATCATCAGTAAATTCAGTTATTGTCTTATTATCTAAACTAACTGGTAATTTTTTAGTGTTATCGAAGTTAACACCGTTTTTTACGTGAAAGAAATTATTGTATGGGGATTTGATCCAGTTTAATGTTGGATAACTCAAATCTTTTGTATTTAAAAACATATCTTGATGCGATATTCCATTCGGTAGATCATAGTAAGATAAAATACCGTTGTTTTCTATAATAATGCTTTGTTCAGCATCGTTATTTATAATATCATTTACCTTAAATTCACCTTCATATAAAGCATCAACATATAGCCCAAAATATCTATAAATTTTGTAATCAGTTGCTAGTTCATCGTCAAATAAAAATTCAATGTTTAATAAATTAGCCACAGCTAATTGATTTCTTTCAAAACCTTCTGTGATAATTTGATTGTTGAGAATTTCTATTTTATCTACTAATAGATCTTTGTTTGTATATTCTCTTTTTTCAACAAAACCGCCTTTAACAATATCAATACCGCAATACGTAGTATGACTGTTTGCATCAAAATTTTGAATAATAGGTGCTACTGGAAAAGAAGGGCTATTAACGTGATTGTTGATATATTTTCCTAAATTAGAAGTGTTAGTTATGTCAAAAGTTTTAACAATAGTGGCTTTATTTAAAAGCTGCATTATTCTATTATTTTGAGAAACTAAACTATCATCTAATAAAGTGTCATAATCTGCGGCTTCCACGCGGTATATCACAAAATGATTTGGTGTCTTTTTATCTAACCAAATAGGAGCTAAGAATTTATATTGCTCATCATACAATTTAGTTGAATTAAAGGAAGCACCGTATTGATACTGATCTTCAAATTGTTTTGAATAATCACCAAATACAGAAAGATCTGAATTTTGTTTAAAAATATCATATCTTAAATTTAATGGCAAATCTCTATAAAATCTAGAAACGTCAGTTGAATAAAAGCCAGATGGATTGATTGGAAACTTTTTAAAAGATGCACTAGCTAATGTAGCATTGGCATCAATTGAATCCATGTATAAAGAACCCGATGAGTTAACTACCAATTTTATATTAGTACTTAACTTTGGATTAGTTCTTAAAATACCAAATGACAGATCGTCAATTTGATTATTTGCAGTGTTAAAATTTGTTGATAAACTCATGTATTAGTCCTTCTATTTATTAGTTTATATATCTTAAATAGAAGGACTAATGATTTACATATATCTCAGTGAAGTTATAGAACCTGGTGTTGAGAAATCATTTTCAGAATCTACAAATTCTCTACGACCATGTAATCCAGGTACTCTAAACGTATCTATCATTTCTTTAGTTACATTAGCCACTGATGAACCTTCTGGTTTGTATTTAGCATAAACTTCAATATCAAACGAGAATACGTCATTTTCTCCTTTTAAAATATCTAATCCTATCTTTTTAGAATATGTTAGATTTGTTAAACTTGTAGAAGCTATTCCACCAACTCTTCCTGCATTATTAGCAGATGTTGTGCTAGATGTAACTCCAAAATAATCAGTCATTCTATATTGGAATATTAAATCAACTGAAATAGCATTAGTAGCTCCTTGTGAGATTGACTTTTTACCAAATTTATTATCAGCATCTACTGTTAAACTTGTAGTTTCAATAGGACTTAAAAATAAATAAGCTCCGCATGAATGTCCGCCTAATAAGAATTGATCTTCTGCGTTAAATGACATTTTTAAACTTCTATATACATCAATCGGTGTTGAAGTATTAGATTTCATTTGCCAATGAGCTCTTTTATATGGATTTTGAAACAATCCGTCTGTCATGTTAGCTCTTCTTGGAGCATTCTTTGACATAGAAACCAATCCAGTTTCTGCAATATTTAAAGGTGTCAATGCACTACCGGTATTTAATAAAGGGTGATCTTTATGTAAGAATAAACCATTATCATAGTCAGTTTTACTAACAGTATTAGTTGCAGTACTTAATGAAGTTCTATTAGGTAATCCATTGCTATCATAATCGCCTGACCAAATAAAATCGTCAGTTCCATTGTTAGCTGCGTATGCTGCTGATGTTGCATTAGCAAAATTAAAATATCTAGATTCGCCTGATCCTACAATTACTGGATTAGTACCGAATTTATAATTAATACCGTATTCAAAATCATCTACACCATTTCCGATAGTCCAGTTATTAACACTATAATCTGTATCTGGCGCTGTCATTGAATAAAGTTCAGCGTCATTGGCTAGATTTTTATATCTTGAATAAAGAAATTGACCTCTTAATTGACCAGATTGGTATGGAGTACTGTTCATGTAATCTACTCCTGTCATATTAGAACTTATGTTTTGGTACTGCAATGGAACCAAATCATATCTACCTTCATTTGCATAATAAGTATCACTAGAAACAACTGGATCAATTGCACCAGGTGCAACACCTAATACAGTAGATGCACCAGATCCATAAGCAGCTTTAGTTCTATCTCCTACTAATCTAGCTATTAATTCTAAATCAGTTGCTTTTGAATTACTTAATTTTAATTTAAAGTTTTTAGTAACAATAGCTCCTTTTCTGTCAATTTGATTTGTAATTTCATCAACATAGTAACCAGCAAATAATTTAACAGTCGTATGATTAGAAACTGAAGTTTGTGCTCCAGATTCATCTTCAATATAAACCACTAATTCTCCAAGAGTTCCAGCTATTTGAGCTTTTAATTTCTCAATTTGAGTTTGCATTTCAACCAGCTTGTCAAATAAACTAACTGGATTTTGTTCAGTCGTTAAGAAACCAGATGCGATCGATGTTGCATTGTGTGAAAAATATTTAGAATTAGCTGTAAATGAATCATCCAAGTGCGTGTATAAACCAGCTGTTGTTAAATCTTGTGTAATTTGAATTCTTACAGTTTCTAATGAATTTTCGTTGATAGCTTCTAATAAAGTATCTCCCGTAAATTCACCTTCTGGGAATTCATAAGTCATTATATCAGACCAGTCAGATTCTATTGGATTTGCTGGAAATCCAGCTTCTGATAAAGATTTAACTGAAATCTCTACCTTTTCTCCAGGTTGAATAGCAATATCTAATGAATTAAAATTAACAGCATTTGCATCTTCTTCGCTATCAGTTCCCCAATAAAATTTACCAGATGCGTCTTTGATTCTTTTTCTCACAGGACCATCTACTTCAATCCAATTTGAAAAAGCAGCTGTTTTTGTAGTGCTTCCGTCTTGAAACGGTATTTGATCAATCTGTGAAGTTTTACCATTAGATGAAATGTAACGGTATCTTATTTTAAATTGAACTACAGCCTGTTCTACAATATCTTGTGAACTCTTAGGATTTGGAATAGACCAAAAACCTCTAAGTTTATATTTAGGGGCAACGTTTGATAAATTATTAGAATTGGCAATAGATTTAATTTCACTAACAACAGAAGAATACAGAGCAGACTCTGACGTTCTCTTTTGCGCTAGTGTACTTAATTCGTTAGTGTCTCTGTCTCTTTCAACGGTAGACTTATATTTTATAGTATTAATCGATGATTTCTTTTTAGCAATTGCGTCATCTAATTTTTTTAGATTTTGCTCAGAAGCAATCTTATCGTTTTTAAGTTGTTTGATTTTATTAGTAGAATCATTATCTGTTAAGTGTCTATTTACTTGAACTACTTTAAAATTTGTGGTTTCTAAAACAGGCGCATTAGGCACTAAACCAACAGAAGCTGGTGGAATAGAATCAATTTTAAAACTTTTAATAAATTGACCAAAGTCTGCAACTTCTAATCTGTAATAGTCAGCTAAATTCATAACTGTACCGTTTTCAGTTGCTATTTGTAATTCATTAGAATAAAATGCAACGCCTGGTGAAAAGCTTTCAGACAATATCTTAGATACTGAATCAATTGCTTTAACAAATACAACTTGATATTCGTTAAATGCTACGTTAACATCAATATTAACTGCAACATCTACATCTTTATAGATCTTTAATTCTCCAGCACCAATTCTAATAGGTTCTGAACCTTCAATTAAATCTAATTCAGCTTGTAAAGTATCAGTATTTAATGCTGTGATTTTATATCTAGTTGAATATTGGTTTGAATTAACAACCAAGAAATCTCCAACTTTAAGTGTCTCTGTGTTCTTTAGTGTTTTAGATGAATCTGAGTACGTCAATTGATTTAACGTAAATAATCTAACGTTTACCGTTTGAGTAGTCCCATCAACAACCAGCGTCTTCTCAGCCGTATCTATACCTAAAACATCAAAGTTACCGTAGTATGTCATAGATCTAGACGGCATATCAATATCTGAAGCATCTTTTCTATAAACATATTTGTTTTGTACAATATCATTTATGAATGTGTCATAATCAATATTGTTAAGTCCTTTATATAAAGAATTAAAAGCTTGAATGCTATTTACGTCATTACTATCAAAAACATATCTTTCAATATACGCTTTTTCTGTAGTTGTTGGAATTTGACCACTTACGTTTAAGCTAACTGTTAATAGCGGATTTAAAAAATCTTCAAAGAATTCGTTAGCTTTAGTTTTGAATGCTGTAGGTGCCGCTAAATTAGTAATGCTAGGGGCTGGTCCTTGTAATTTAGAAGTAATAATTCTTCTAAAAGAACCATCCTTTAATTTAACATTTGATGTTGTGCTTGTAGTTCCAGCTAATGCATCTAAATTACCATTTAATCTTTCAATTTCTCTTTTCAAAAAACCAAATGATGGAATCTGAACCGTTTTAACTGAACCTTTTTTAGGATCATAAAGATCTATAGCAACAGTTTCTTTGTCTGTTGTTATAGCTTCGTTAGTTTTTTCAAACGTACTTAAAGAATTATTGTAAAGTTCAATAAATTGTTCAAGCAGTTGAGAGATTGAATTATTAGCGCTCATATTATCTTAATATATCTAGTTCAAATTGTTTATTAACAGCATCAGTGCATATTAACTCAACGTATGGTTTGGTTGTTATAAAGTTTGAACTGCTTAATGTTGAAATCAAAGTCCAACCTAAAGTAGAAGATTTTAAACTCCAAATTTTAACGTTAAAACCTGCCATGTTAATGGTATTGTTAAATTTAATTTTAACAACTTGACCTTTCTTCCATGTTGTTGCTGTGTCGTCTATGTATATATTAACATCATTAACAGCAGTGTTTGCCGAATTAACATCGATAGCAATTCTATTAGTATACGGTTTTAATCTAGACCAAATAGCATAATTATTAGCCAATGTTGGATCAAACGGTGCAGTTGTTTCTATTTTAGAACTAACTACCCAATTTAAAAATGAAACTGGAGTAACGTCAAACAAATAAGGTTCACATATTTCATAGCCATCTACCGTATTAGTGATTTTAATAATATTGCTAGTTGATTTGTCAATATTTATACCTGGGCCTGGCTTAATAACGTCAATATTGTATTGAACTGAAGTTGGCACAGTACCATCTAACATTTGATTAATCTTAAGATTGGTAGATTGGATCAAAGCTAATAAGGTATTAGACTGTGACATATTTAATTTAGCGTTAGCTACGTCCCTTTCAACTTCAGAAATTCTATTTTTAACATCTGCTATATCAGCTGAAGTTAAAATTAAGCTTTCGATGTCTGCAACTCTTGCAAACATTTCTGTATATTTTGTATCGGCATCTTTCAATAATTTAGTAGCATTACTAAGTGCAGAAACAGTATCTAAAAAGATGTCCATTCCAAATGTACTAAAATCATTGATGTTGTTTTCAACGCCCACATTATCCATTGAACTGTTAAATTTAACATTCAATTTCAAAGAGAACGCATTACCATTTAAACCAGTAATATCGTTAGGCTTGTATTTTGTTTGTGTTGGAATAAACCAACCAGAACCATTAGGATCTTCTTTAAAGTTATCTAATATTAAAACACCATATAAATTAGTAGATCTATTTGTTGGTGTTGACTTAGAATATAAGTCATAGTAAACCAAAATAGCATTAAATGTGAAATCTCCACCTCTTTTAGAATAATCAAAAAGAGAACTCATTTGAGCGTCATTTACTATTTTAGCGTATGAGGATGCCTTAAAATCAATACCTAAAGCATTTTCAACAATTCCAGATTCATTAGGATCAATTATAATTTCAGAATTTGCATTATCTGTAATGCTTTCTAAATTAAGATTAATATCAGGATGTGTTTGCCCAGCTCTACCTTCGATAAAACTTCCAGGAACATATTGTAAAGCATTGGTATTATAAGTTGCAGATTTTAATAAAACATTTGGCGTATAACCAACTGCAGAAGGTACGTTAATGAAAATTTCATTATAAACATCACCTTTGTAATTCTTGTCATTAGAAACGTCTATGTTTCCTAAATATTTAATAACTCTTTCATATTCGGCGCCTGTTAAAGCAGAATCGTCTAATTCGACCATTCTACTTAAAGAACCAACAGCTTCTTGAGAAGTTGCTGTTCTAGCTTGAAATGCTCCAATTCTATTTAAATATTTAAAGAAAATCTTTTCGGCATCTGAACTAAAAATTGCACTATCAAAATCATCATCGTTTAAAACCAACTGTTCAAGGTTTAATGCATAATTTTGAAATGTTTGTGCAAAATGAATGTTTGCATTACCGTTTAATGTAGTATCGTCGTATGCAGCACCAGAAGCATCAAATAATTTATTAAATTGTATGTAGTTGTTTGTAGAACCCTGAGCAGGCGCAGTCATCACAGGTACTTTAACCAAAGCAAACTTTGAAAACTCAAAGTTTAAATCCGGGTTATAATAAGACCTTGTTAAATCTCTTGCTGATGAAGAAAAGGCATATAGCGTTCCTCCTTGTTCCTGTGGTATTCTAATTAATGGTGTTGCCATTGAGCGAAATTTCTTTTATGTTTTGTGATTCAATTATAGAATAGTAGCTAAATAACTAGATACGATATTCCAAAAACCTTCAGCGAATCTAACAGTTAATGTTGCTTTATCTGCTAAAGAGATTGATGTAGCTCCAGAAACGTATGCTGTATCAATACTTAATGTTCCACCATTTGCCATGATAGTAATTTCTTGTCCAGCGTTACCAACAGGTAAATTAACGCTATTGATTGTTGAAGCATCTACAATATAAGTAGAATGTAAAAACGCATTAGCTGCAGGTAAATCAGAAGTACCGGTAATTGGTCCGATTTTTCTAATAGAATATGCAACATCAGCATTAGCGGTAAATGTACTATTAATAGTTACAGGAACAGCGGATGTTACAGCAGTTGAATTTGCTATAAATTTATTAGATGCTACGTTTAATGAACCAAATGCACTAGCACCAGCTAATGTAATAGTTTCGTTTGTAGTGTCTAATACACCAGCAATAGAGGCTAAATCGTTATTAACGTTAGCGAAATTGTCATTGATAGTTACTCTAGACGAAGAAACGCTGTCAGTACCTAAAATTAAAGTTATGTTTGCCATTTTTGAACAGTTTGTTTGTTATTTTAATGTGACGCTTTATCACGTATTATTGTATTATATATCATCTTTAAAATTGAACCTGAAACTAAATATACAATTCTTCAGCCTTGACTATAGAAAGCATATTTCTGGTGATTTCATTTTTGTTTCCATTACTATCTATTAATTCTAATTTTATAGCGTAATCGCCTCTTTCTGAAAACAAATAAGTCAACCATTGATTATAACAAGTAACTTCTTCAAATAGTGGATTTGAAGTATTATTTATAGTCCATTTCCAAGAAACTACGCCCGGCATATTTGTTTTTTCAAACGCGAATGTCAAGTGTGTCATTAGAGTTACCTTTGCGTGATCATCGAACACAACAACATCATTCCACGTTGGATTATATGCGGTATAATGTACTTTACCAATAACTTCACCACCAGTTTGACTTTCAAAATAAGCATCTTCAAAATCATAAGTTGAAGAATAATCTTTACCAACTGCTAGAATTTCGTATGCAAAATCATCAGTGTCATATAAACCATCTGCGTCCGCGTCTATTATTACTTGATTCCATGTGAATTTAGAAAAAATAGGATTTGTTGCAGGCGTTAAGGCATTCAATTCATCACATATTGCAATCCATGCTGCAAGATCTGTTTGATCTGTTGGATATGGATTTTGAATAGTATAAGACTCGTAAATAAATTCTTGAGTACCTGGAATTCTCCATTTGATAGTCAACGGCGTTCCATTATAATATCCATTTGGAAAGTGATTTTGTCTAACATCTATTTTAAATGAGGCAGCTAAATCTGAACCAATTCTAGTAGAATCCCACGTGTTATTTAAAGCGTCATTCCATGTTTGTTGTTTTAATCTATTCCAAATATAAGGTCCGGTTGTTTCACTAAACGAAGTTGGAGAACTAACGTCTAAGTATCTTCTAACTGTAGAAAATTCTACTCCAGCTGTATCATCATATATGTAGTTGTTTCTGTCCAACGTTAAATACCAAGAAGCCATCATATCATTTACTAATACTGGACTATCTTGTGAAAAATCATAGAATCCACCTGCTAAATCCCAAGTGTATGCCTGATCTTCCCAAGATTCGTTGTGATTTTTCCATTCGTATAAACCGTAAATCTCTACAGATTTATTTTCAACTTTTATTTCAGAATCTTTAATCGTAAATGATCTAGAATTATATAAGTCATACATGTTTAATGTAACGTTATAAATTCCAGAATAAGGCAATACTAAAGCCATGTTATAAAGATCCTTGACAGCGCCTCTATAAGTTACTAAATAATCTCTAGGTCCACTTACAATCCATTCAATTTCATAAACATCTCTAGACCAAATATTGTCCCATGTATAAATAGATGCTCCATTATTAGTATAGTCATTCGCTGCTAAGTCTGTATCATTCCACGTATAATCTGCATCTTCATAGAAATCAGACAGCGAGGTAGCTTCTAAAACAACAGGACAACCGATCGGTACATTACTTAAAGTAGTAAACGTATTTAATTCTTTATCATAATAATGATTATAGAAATCTTTAATATCTGCAATAACGCTAGTATTTAAACTTGGTTGTAATGGAAAAGAATTGGTATCAGTTGCCAAGTCTTGACTAACTAATCTTAAATCTTCTATAAACAATCTTCTTTTTGGAAATACATGAAAATCAACTTCAATACCTGCACTTTGTACTTGAATTGTGTTTTGATTATTCCAAACGTTTTGCGTAAATTGACTAAAGAAATCACCTTCAGCAGTGATGTCTATAATCTTAGCTTGTAAGGGCAAGTATTCTGTTTGTAACTTTCTTTTTAAGCCATATAATTTTATTAAGACTTCGTCTGGTGTAAAATCAAATGTTTCTTTTACAACAGGTAAATCCCATTCGTCTAAAGATCCAGTCGGTTCATTTATTCTATAGACTAATGAAAATCTAGAAGTTTTCTTATGATTAGAATTAGGTAATTCTATTTTATCAGCTTTAGACGCTAAAAATCCATGAGTATCTTGGTTAGGTATTGCAACAGCCATTAATTTACCAAAACCTGGCGTTTGCTCGTTGATGTTTAACCAGTATTCTTTTATAGTTAAATTGTCATAACCATAAAATTTCATAGCATTTAAAAGAGCTTTATAAGTACCTATAAATGGCATTATGTTATGCGCTTCTAAAAGTAATTCTTTTCTTTTATTGTTGATGATTTTCCAATCTGTTGAGATTTCATTAATATCAGAATCTCTAAAGATAATACCGTCTTCTTCTTTGATAGAAGCTCCCATATTTGAAAGCAATACACTTAATCTCTCATCTTCGGCTTCTGTTTCTCCATATATTAAAATCTTCGCAATATGGACAAAATCTCCAGATTCACCTGCAAATATATTTAATGTTCTAGTATGAATACCTTCAACATCAGAGTGCAGCGTAATGTTACAAGAAATCGGTGTTTTGTCAATAGAGTCAGAAACTTCTTTGTATTCTTGAGATTCGCCAATTATATTTGATGTATGATTGGTTTGCTGATATGTTATATTATTAGTCGAAGTTGTCTTTGTTAAGATTTCTTCAGATGTAGTTGTAAATTCTAATACATTATATTCGTTATCAATAATATCTATTGCATATAATTTAATATCTTCGCTAAAATCAAAATCTGATTCTAAATCAAATAAGAATAAATTATCATCTGTATTTTCTGAAATAGGTCTAACATATTCTAAAACACCAGAAGACGTAACAACTTCTTCAAAGATAAATAAATTAGCAGTCTCGTATAAACCAACCGAAACTTTAGGCAGATAAATCGAACCTGTCCAAAGTTCTAGTGTTGAATCATAAGAAAAATCTAATTCTCCAGAAGCTCCGTTAAAAAATCTTAAATTTTGGTATTTTGTCATGTTATCTTACTTTCGTATAGTCTTTTTTGACAGTATATGATTTGTATACTCTAAGAGTCGTTACTGTATTTATAAACCTTATTATCGGTAACTGTATGAGATTGATAAAGTTGGCCAAATATTCATTTTTAAATAATAATGGTGAAAGATTTTTACGCATTAGATCTTCAGAGAAATCATAACCTGTATTTTTTCTATTATCTTTTGCAGAATCAGTTGCATCGTAAATACTTATTTTAGTATTTTTAAATAAACCTTCTAATATATCTTCGTTTTGTGCCATTATATTTTCTTTCTATTTTGTGTTTGTATCGTAGAGAAAATAGTATTAGGTCTAGCAGGCTCATCAAAATAAACTGAAAGAGCAGCTTGTTCTCCTAATAAAGCATTATCTAAAACTGCGACGTCATCTCTATCATTCCAATCACCTCTAAATAAAGCTACTTGTTCTTTGCCTAAAATAATATCACCAAATGAATCTAAACCAATTACCGACTCTGGAAGTGGATCATTAGGCGCAAAATTTACCGTTGTTTTAGTTACTGTCTTTTTAAAGAATACAAATTTAGATTGACCATTTCCAACATCTTGCAATGTTGGTGTAGATGGAGTAACTGTTGTAGAAGTTACAGTATAGTAACCATTTTTTCTAGCAATTTCTTCGGTTTCAGACACAAATCTAACATTCACGGAGTCAACGCCATTAACAGATTCAATTATAGCAATAATATCTGACTTAGGTAAACGATCTCTTCTAGTAATATTCATTAAATAATCTGAAACTTTAGATCTAATCTCTGTGAAAATATCTTGTTTAGTATAGTTTTCAAAGTATCTTACTTTAATGTCCATTCTAAATCTTAAAACTTCAGGATTTACAATTTGAACTTCGGTAGTTACCATTTGTTGGCCTGATTTTTCTAAAGTCGTTAAAATTGCCGTTTTCTCATCTTGTGAAAAGAAGAATTCATCAACTGGCAAACTAAAGTAATCTTGATTATTAGTTAATTTTCTTTTAACATCAGGCAGCATAAATAAGTAAATGATATTGTCATCATCTAAATATCCATCGTCGGTTGTATTATAAGCGTCTAAATAAGAAAACATTCCGTATTTAGATAAAAAGTATTCATAATTTTCAGGTGTTGCAAGAACAAATGATTTTGAAGCTAATGGAGCAATAAGTTTAGTTAAACTTAAGTTTTCTTCATCTGCGCCCATGATTGGTGCAACAGTGCACTGAACATCTAAGACATCATTTAAATTATGAGAATTTCCCATAGAATCAAAGCCTTGCGTTTCAAATTTAAAAGTTAAATCTTTAGAGTGATTTAAATTTCCTAATGCACCTCTAGAAACCAAATATTCAACTTGAATAGAAGCACCAGTTTGAGGCACTGCACCAAAGTTACCATTACCAAAATAAAGATCTAAACCACCTGTAATTCCAGTTTTAATTAAATAACCTTTAGTTGTTGGTTTCATATCATATAAAGAATCATACTTTTCCCATTTTTCACCATTAACAGAAACTGTAATGTTATCATGATCACTCTTTCTAGTTATAATATTAAAGGATTGTAAGTCATTTCCATTAGATGTAACTGTTTGTGTTTCAAAAACACCTTGTATAATTGGAATATAAATATAATTAGAATTAGATTTTTCAATTCTAAATTGATCTGCATTGGTTCTTAATGTATATTTTAAACCATTTGATTGAGATGTAATAATTGCATTAGCTGGAATGTTTAACGTGCTGCCAGAGATGTCACCGGCCGAAGACGTATTCAATCTAATCTTAATTTCACCAATAGCGCTGGCACCTCTATATGAATCATGGCCAGCTAATCTAGCCAAACCATACACTGATTCAGGTTGCTGAGCAGTTATAATATTTTGTTCAACTGTTGAATTTTCAACATAAAAGAATATCAATTCCCCTAATTCAGAAACTACTTGTATAATTTGTGAAAAAGGTGATGCTGTTGTAAACAATTCACCTAAACGACCATACACTCGACCTATATAAGTCTTAGTGTCGTCTAACATCTCAGCTGCTTTAATTCTAGATGTTGATAAAAATTTTAAATTTGCCATTTAGTTTTAAATGTTTTATATTATTACTTTGATTTGATATTGAGAATCGATAGTTACGTCTATAAATATAGCATCCCTATCTTCACCTCTTTCATAAGTAGTAGATACGACGGTGCGTAATCTTCTAGCCAATGGGCAATATCTGTCAATTTGTTGGTTTATTTCACGAGTTAACTGAAAATCATTATAACTGAATTCAAATATAAGACTTTCTAAATCACAACCAAAATCAGGTTCACCTAAAACTTCTCCTTTTTTAGTAAAAAGAAGAACTTCAAGTTGTGTAATTGCTTGTGCGATATCACTTTCTGATTGTAGTTTATACCTGTCAAAATGTGGATCTTCAATAGATTTTATATAGAATTCCATTAAGTATATATTTTATTAAGAATGCATCATCCAATCTGTACCCTCATCAGATTTGATTTCATCGATAACTGCTTCTAATTCACTTTCGCCTAAACTTTGAATTGCATCAGCATTAACTGAGATTCCACCTGGTAAATTATAGCCGAAGATCTGCATTTTATTTCCTAAAGCTATTTTAATTTTTGCTGCGCAATATCTAAAGAAAGCTTCATCTGCAAAAAGAGCACATTCTGGAACAGTTTCATATATCTGCAAAACAACGTCTTTTACAGGTAATTCACCTGTAAATCTAAGTTCGTGTGTCAATTGATTGTAATTAAAAGACATAGGATTCTGAAGAATCTGTCTAGTCATATCAAAGTAACTTTCATTAATTACATAATATTGTAAGTTTTCAGCACCTGCAACAGTACCAGTACCACCGTAAAGTCCACCGTAAAGCATTCTTTCCATGGCAAAGTCACCAGTTGTAAAGGTAACAGAAGTTCCTGCTCCAAATCTAGAGCCTATCATATTAACGCCATATACGGAATACACTTCACCGCCGCCAGTTGTTGGATCTTCTTTTGGTAGAGTAAATGATCTTGTGTGTTTAAAATAATCTGTTTTGAATAGGGGCAATGGTAAAATGTAGAAACTCTCTTTCATAGAGTATTCGTAATTTTTATAAAACCATTTTTTAGCTCTTTGAACAATGTTATAAACCTCTTTTTTGGGTAAGTTCATAGGAATCATACAAGACCCTGTAATATCTTCTGCCAATTGATTTAAAAAATCATTTGAACATGAACTATCCCATGAAGGTGGAGTAGAAATGCCAGGCGTTTGTCCGCTGTTAATAGTGCTCATACTTATTAATTATATTTTGTAAGATTTTATTATCTCAACGTCATCGAATTTTGCAAATTTTGCATCATATTTACCTTCTCTAAAGATTCCGCCTTGCATAGTTCCTTTAAATATAGTGTCAGTGCCATAAACGTAACAGTTTTTAAGCACTGCATTCCATGCTGTTTGTGATGAACCTACTTTTGAATTGTTGACTTGAGTGTTATAATAGATATTGCAATTTTTAATATCAGATGACTGTATATCACATGTAAAGAAATCACAATATGTAAATTCACCTTGTAATGAACATCCAATAAATTCATAAGCTTCTAATTGAAAGCAATACGGTAAATGTCCGTCTTGTACTTGAATTCTACCAGCATCAGAATCATAATTGATATTTCCTTTGTCCATTTGGCCTTGAGTAAATAACAAAGCTACTCTTTCTTTTATCTGTGGCCAATATAAATCTAAAACGCCAGGATCATTTGACATATCCACCGTGAATTTACATTTTGGAAAGTTCTTTTCGATATTTCTCCAATCGACTCTTAAATCAATTACCTTTTTGTTATCTGCTAAAATCTTTTTAAGCTCAATTTTATTTAAATCATTAAAAGATGTTTGATTGTCACTTGCAGTTGTCCACAATTGAACCAAGAAATAATCCATAAGATTTAAAATCTTAGCAGATTTTTCATGCCAATTTTCACCACCTAAATATCTAAATTCAAGATAGTTCTTTTGAAGTTTTTCAAAGTTAACTCCATAATATTTTGTTCTAGGAAATATAAAGTTGTTTGAGCTAATTTGCTCTCCGTTATAAGAATATGTTTCAATTCTAGGAATTACAAACTTTATTGATTTTGCGTATGTTGAATCTTGTCTATTTGGAAATGCTTTCCAAACTTTGTCTTCATTAAAATCCAAGATAAATTTTAAAGGATTCATTTTAGAAAGTAAGTTTTTATTACCAGATAATTCTGGATTAAAACTTAAATTTAAATGAATAGAAGATCTATCTGTAGTGTAACCATTCTTTTTAATCCAGTCACACATCTTGATAATCATTAATCTACCTGCAGAATAAGGAACAGCTCCTGTAACTAATTCAATTAATCCAGCTCCACCGGACATGTCTGGTTCCATTTTAAATTCATCCTGCGTTGGTTGAAATTCACTATGGGCTTTCTTTTCTACACGTATTTTCTTACCAAGTAATTTGCCAACTTCTTTGGCTGTATCTTCAATACTCGTATTAGAATAGAATTCGAATTCTACCCCAACCAAGCCTTTTGATAAAATGTCTGAGTCTTTAAGGTTTATCATTTATATAATGAATGTTATTAGTTCACTATATATATCCTTACAAATTATCTATAACAAAGCATCTAACTTTGTTTGTAACTTCTTGATTGTTTTATTGTAATCAGCTATGTTGCGCGGTTTGTCATGAACATTGATTCTTTTCCAAGATTCAATTCTTTTAGCTATGCCTTCTTCTCGCTGGTCGTTGTAATATGATTCGTCGTTATTGTAATTTTTAGCAGCGTCTCTCTTTACTATTTCCTTCCAAGTTGGCCATTCATACCAAGAATCTTTAGGATCATTTTTTATGGCTTGTATTATTTGATCATCGCTTAACTTAGAATTTTTATCATATAATTCTTCGGCTCTTTTGATTCTAAATTCATACATTGATATTTCATCATTGATTTTTTCAAGCTTTGACATCTTTTTAATTTTGTCACCATATTCTTGAGTTATAGTTTTACTAGAAGTTTTAGGAATACTTGTTTTGGTAATATAACGATAATGTAATCTTTGTATGTTATAACCTCCGGCGTAAATTACTTCCGTTGAAAAGTTATACGTAACACCTTCTCTTTGTATTTGCGCAGTTATTTCTATATTTCCTTTAGGACTTCCACCTGCATTAATTGAAAGTAAATTATCAGAAGGCTTTGTGTATGCTTCGATAGATTTAACCATATCATATATCAGAGTAAGTCTAGTAATTTCTCTTTCATATTTAGAAAACTCTTTACCAAATTGTTTAATATATGCGGTTTCAGATTGAGATAACATATTAACAATTGTTGGTTCTAAAGCATCCAATATCACATTTACTATATTCGTAGAGTTAGATTCATTCAAAAATTGAGTATATGATTTAATTTTGTTCATACGTTATTTATCTGTTTTAATTATACTGTAAATATAAACAAAAAACCCGAGATTAAAAAATCTCGGGCTAATTATTTTATAAAGTTATTAACAATTAAAGCTTTAAGAAAACTTTTCTGCTAGCTTCATCGATTCTAGTTACAGTAACTGCAATAGGATCTCCTTTTTTGATTGTAGAAGTATCAATACCTTCTAATTCAGAGATATGTAATAAACCAACGATACCTTCTTCAATTGTGATAAAAATACCATAGTCTTTTGTTGCTTTAACTGTACCTTGAACTAAAACAGGTACTGTATATTTAGCAGCTAAGCCGTCCCATGGATTAATTACTTCAACTTCTTCTTTTTGAGTTAACATAATTTTCTTTTCAGAGATGATTTCTTTAATACCAAACTCTATTGCATCACCTGGATTAACTTCTTTGGCTTCTAATTTAGCAACCCATTCTTCGTTTAAGTCATTGATGTGAATCATACCAGTTAAACATCCGTTAAATTCAATAAAGATACCAAATTTAGCAGAACCTGTAACTTCTCCAGTAAATGTTTTATCTTTAGCAACCGTTTTAAGTTTTTCAACTTCGTTAGGAATCATTGCTTGCAAATACTTTCTATGTGATACGACAACTGTACCTTTTTCGTGCGAATAAGAAACTGGAACAACGTACATTTCAGTACCAATAATAGATTCAAAATTAGCTAATTTATTAGCACCTGCTAATGAGCCTGGCATAAAACAGTCAATTCCCTGAATGTTAACCATGTAACCACCACCTGGAATCATACTGGTAACGGTTCCGATGTATGCTGTATTTCCAGTCTCAATTGATTTTTTCAAATCATTGATAATAGTTTGACGCATTCCTTCGCTAATAGAACCTAAGATAAATCCTTTTTGATTTTTAGTGCTTAAAATTCTAACAGTGAATTTAGCTCCAACTTCAATAAGACTTCTAATAGAAGATGGTTCTCTACCTAAATCGATATAAACCATTTCTCTGTGACCTACGTCTAACATAGCCCAATCGTTACTCATAGAGTAAATTGTACCATCATGATGCTCGCTTGGTTCAATAACAGCTTTGAAATCTGCCATAATACCTTCGTATAAATCAAACCATTTTTGTGCATCAGCACCTTGGTAATAAACCTTTGTGTCTCCGCTGGTTTTTACAAAAGGATTTCCCTTTCTCATTCTACTTGGACAATCTGCAGCATGCGTGTCCCAATCAAAATCTTCAAGAGATTGATTTGCGTTTAGGAAACGATTAGTTTCTTTTGTTTCTTTTTTTACAACTTCAATTGCTGGAGCTTCTAATTCTACAGTAGCTGAAAGTCTTGTTCTTTTTTGTGTTGTCATTTTTTTGTTTTTAAATAATTAAGTTATATATTGCTCTTAAAATACTACGGGTACAAAGCCTATCATCGGTGCTGTTGAAACACCAACATATATTTGACCCATGTAAATAAATTTTAATTCTAATAAATGTAAAGAAAATGCAACAGCTAATGCTGATGCAACTACTTTTGTAGCAGGTTGAATTGTTGGTGGATATTCAAAATATTTACCGCTATTCAATGCTCTTTTTATATTGGCTGCTAATTTTTTTTGTGAACCATAATAAACAGGCATGTATGTGCCGGGCGTCGGTATCATACATGGAGGAATTGGTGGTCCAGGTTGAAATGGTTTAGTTGTAGTTGACATCCAATAATCAATAACAGCTTTTGCTATTTTGTCATAAGCTTCATCAGATCCTTTATCTGCTTCTTTTTTATAAGAATCTGCTATTTTATTGACACAATCAATTCTATCTTTATTCCATCTGTCTCTTTCAATTTTCCACAAGTCTACCTTTTCATTTACAATTCGAGATTCGTGTTGATTTACAACAGCTGGTAACACCATTAACAATTTATGCTCAGCTTTTTTAACGCTGTCTTTTATAGGATGATATGTGAATTTTACGATAATTTCTTTTTCTTTTACGAAATCTGGTAAAGATTTAATATCTTCGTGCGAAGATTGAAATTTATGCTTATTGTATGTTAAAGTAATTTTTTTATTTTCACTAATCCATTTTTTAACAAGAGATGCGACTTTATTACCTAAACCAGCATTTGTGCCGTGTTTTAATCTATCTAGCCACAATCTAAATTCTTCGCTTTTATCATATTGATAATAAACCTTATTGGCAAGCAATTCAATAATTTGTTCTTCTTTTAGTTTTGGTAAATCAATAGATGTTTCTTTAATATAAGTTTCTTCATACTTATTTTCAGGCACTATTACAACAACAGAAGAATCCATCTCTTTGCGAGTATCTTTAGCATCTGTAATACCTATCAATCTATATTCAAAACTACCCGGTTTTGATTTGTCTATATCGATTATAATTTGACCAGAATTATCAGATAGTATGCTCGATTGAATTACGCCATCTATTGAATATGTAAATGAATAAGGTGCTTCACCATCTATGCCACTAAATATTATTTGTGGAACTTCAACTTCTGTGTATTTAATTTCAGTAATTAATTCTTTAGTGACTATAGGACTTGTTACAAACCCAAAATCATAAAACACATATTCTGGTTTAGTTGCCAAACATGCTTCTAATTCTTTGTCTATATTTGCATTTATGTTAGGAATTGGCAAAGTATCTTTAAGATCATTGAATGCAGGATCTAGTTTTTTATCTTCTAATGAAGGTGTTTGTGATTCATAAAGTTGTTTAAATGCTTCTTTAAAGCCAGCATCTAAAATTGCCTTTTGACCAGATTGATGAATATTACCGAAAGGCGTTTGTGAAGTTTTGACTGCATTAAAATATTCTTGAGAAATAAGCATAGCCATATCATCAGACGTCTTAAGAGTTTTAGACGCCATTTTTGAAGATACGTTATTTATGAATAATGGCCACTGTGCAGGCATAGTTATTTTTATTTACAGATTATCTATCTACTTTTTCTGCTTAATCTTTTCTAATTTAGATTGTAAACCTTTTACCTTAGGTAATTCTGGTGCAATCGGTGGACCTGAAGGTCCAGTCGGTGTTGGATGTGTGTGCGAATTAAACGCATTCATAAAATCATCTAAAATACCTCTTAATGTTTCGCCTCTAACAGCAGGTTCTGATTCATCAGTTGGGCTTGTTGCTATAAAAATATTGTTAGAGTTTAAATAGATTTTATCATCTTTAAATTTAATCATCGGTTGAGAATTTTTATCTTTACCTGTTGTGATGATTAATCCATCTTCTTCAGACTTATAAAATCTAAAATTTCTAGTTGCATCATATATTAAAGCTATTACATCTTCTGGCTTTGCTGCGCTATCTAAAATCTCAGACTTTAATTGTTTATTTTGATTAATCTGATATGAATAAACGGGTGCATAGATATTACCATTATCAAAAGTAATAGCAACTATATCGCCAACATTTGGTATTAAGTGCTGACCAACTGCCATTCTATTTCCTGCACTAGCCCACGGTATGGTATCAGCTGTAAGATTATCAAAAGTTCCATAAACTTTAACCTTACATCTGCCATTTTTAAGAGGATCTTTATTATCAATAACCTCTCCAAGCCAATGTCCGTCTCTAAATGAATTCATTAGAATATTTATCTATATTATGTAAATGCGTTTGGATTATCTTTTAGAATAGCCCAATAATCTGCAAATCTATTCACACGATCTTGTAAACCATTAAAACCCCCATTAATTCTTCGTGTTATTGCTTTAATACTTGCAAGTGAATCATCTACAGCATAAGCATTTAATTTTCTAGTTTGCCAAAACCATGTTGCAGTATCTGCAGCATACTTAGTTGCTAACGCAGTTGGATTAGTTGTAAGATCTTCTCCGCAGTATTTCGAAAATTGTTTATAGTTTGCACGTCCTGTAATTTGAACAAAGCCACGACCTTTAAAACGTACGCCATCACCTGGTTGAGTATTACCAAGATCCTTTCTGCCTTCATACGCTGAACCTGACGCAAATTCTTCACGCCATTTAAATTCACCAGATTCATGCGCACATTGAGCTAAAAAGTGAGCTCTTTGCAAGGGGCTAGTAATACCGTATTTTTTCATAGCCATGATCAAAGATCTTGGTACAGCTTTAGGTTTTTTAGAACCAGATTTATAAACTATGTTATCGGTCTTATATGAATCTATTTCTTTTTTAAGTTTCTTGGATGCGTCAGGATCAAACTTCGAACTACCACCTAATGCAGATAACGTTGAAGAGCTAATAGATCCTCCGCTTAACGACGCTGAATCTGCAGCAGCTAATTCTTCTTCTGTCATTTCAACAGACTGTACTCCGCCGACGTGCTTTATAGTTTCTAAATCATCTTGTATTAATTTAAAATCAGCTTTATTAATAGGCACGTCTGAAATACCAGAAGGCGTTAAATGTTTATGTGCATTGATAGCATCTATAAAATCACTTAAAGTTTTTCTTAATGTTTCACCTTTAGCTGTAGGTTCGCTTTCGTCATTTGCATCTTTAGACACAAATATATTATCAGAGTATAAGAATATCTTACCATCTTTGTCAAACCTAATCATTGATTGCGATTCAGCATCTGAACCATTACCGATCACAAAACCAAGTTCTTTACTATATGTTAAGATGAATTTTCTATTTACGTCAAATGAGAATGAAGTTACTTTACTAGAATCTTCTTCTTTGTTAATAACTTTATCTTTAAGATTTTTATTCTGATTGACTTGAGATGTATACAACGGCATGTATATGTTATCGTTATCGAATGTAACTTCAACGATATCGCCAATGTTTGGTACAATATGTTGCCCTCCTAAAAGTCTATTCATAGGAGAAGCCCATGGAATAGAATCCTTGGGAATATTATCGAATCTGCCATAGACTTTTATCTTGCATCTGCCATTTTTTAATGGATCTGCATTGTCTACAACTTCACCAATCCAATTTATAATTTTTGAAGTGTCAAGCATAATAATATAGTACTATAATATACTATTTATCATTCTTTATTTGTATATGTTTCCTAATGCTTTTTGCAAACCGTTATTTAAAACATCTTGTATTGTTTGTCCAGCTCCAAAATAAACATTTCCTAAAAATGATTCCGCAACTTGTCTTGTATTTAATCGTTGCAGATTTGTGACATTATCTAATTTATTAACCAAATTCATATAAACACCTTCTGTTTCTAATTTAGGTTTCATTCCATCCATTGTAAAAGGAATTCCAGTTCTATCTTTAACAAGAGATGATGCTGATGTGATTGCTTCTTGCTTTTTCTTTTCAGCTATTTTTTTCATATCTTCAGTAGCTCTTTTTTTAGCTTCTTCAAATTTACTTAATTTAGGAGATTCGATAATAGGTGCCGGCGACTGAGCTCCAACAGAAGCTATTATAGAGTCATCTATAATACTATTCATAGCAATCATTTCAACTTTAGTCAATCTTTCATAATTGAAGGCTATAATTTGAGAAGCTACTTCAGGCGCATCATTTTTAAGATCAGTAAAAGAAGTAACACCTGTTTGAATGTTCCATTCGCAATTAGTTAATTGAAATGCAAGATATGGTTTTTTATTAGAACCAACTAGATCTATATCAACCTCTTTAGGTTGCAAATTTTCAGATTCAGCATTCGGATCTACATTAAAATTACTTACGTTTCCTAATTGTGTAGTAGAAGGTTGAGTTTGCGTATCTACTGCTTCATTAAAAAGTGGTCTAATATCTGCCACGTATATTTTAACTGAAAATTTTCTTAAATTGGGTGGTAAAACATAAGACCATGACTCTTCATCAAATACAGCCTCTCTGTAATTTCTCATTAAACCAGTTATTGCTAAATTAATAGATTCTAAACATCCTATAGCTATTTCATTACCGTCTTTTCCGATATATGGCTCATTTGTGTCATACGCTTGTAATTTATCAAGGCCGGACATAGATTGCCAATACCATGGCATGTCTAGATTAATTTTTTGTAAACCAGTTTTAAAAGCCGTTAAAGCTTTTAATTTATTTTCATATTTTTTATTAACTATTGCTAATCTTTTTAAATAGGCCTCAGCTCCAGAAGGATCAAATAGAGGTGAAGATATAATAGCATCTGGCGTTGATGTTGCAGTAGTATCGCTAACAGTCTTCACGTCGTCCCATTGAAATAACAATAAGAAGCCTAAATACGTAGGGTCTTGATACGGTAATGCGTTAAGCTTAGTACCCTTTCTAAAAAGTCCTGCTTTTCTAAATGCTTCGTTTTGTATAAAAAATGCCATCTATAATTTAATGTTTTGTTATTTATCTTTGTTATTTAGTTTCTTTAGCCATCGTCTCTTTATTTAAAGCGCTTACTTTAGTAGGCCATTCTCTTCTCAATAGAGTTAATTTCTGTAAAAACGGCTCATCGGCGCCAGCAGTATATTCATATCTTATAGTGTCTATTACATAGAAGCCGCTTATAAATTCATCTAAAACCTGTTTATCTTCTAATGGATCTTCTTTGGATATGTCTTCTTTGATTAGTTCTTCACCTAGAGTTTTAAAATTGGCATTCTTTAATTTATCTTTGGTGTTTTTAGCCGCGAAACCTTCTTGCATTTCTCTTGTAAAAATAAGAACAGGTATTTTCATACCTCTATAAAGGCCATGATTTGGCGTTGATAGAGTTACGTTTAATCCCATTTTATAAATTTCAGCTTTATTAATATCGTTAATAAGTGATGAAGAATAATAATTTATGTGCGTATTACCATGATTTGGATCTACGTCCATTCTTCCGGCATATTGTTGTCTAATCTCATCTTTATAATCTTGTTCACCTCTTCTACCCTTTAGAGGCTCTTCGTTGTCTCTCATTTTTTCAGATGCAATCGGTTCAATATCAAATGAAACTAATTTTTCATCTGAATCATTTTCAAAATATTGTAATTTTGTTTTAGTTCCTTTAGAAAATGAAATACCACCTGCGTTATTTGTAATAGCATAACCACTAATATATTGAGAACTACCACCAAAATTTAAATGATTTGATAAAAGTAATTGACTTTTAAATGAATCAATATCAGGTACAGAATTAGTAGCATCTGTATATCCTCTATTAAAAACATGAATTAAACTATCTTCAAACTCGTTTTTAGAATTAAAAACTTTATTTAGATCTATAAAATTAAGATAATAATAAGGATCAATAAAACCGGTTTGAAATGATTTATCGCTAATATATGAATGCTTGATTAGTTTTTGTATGAAATTTAATCTACTGTCGAATGGACAAAGTCTAGCCATTTTATCATTAGTTGCATCTATGTTAGACGCATAACCTAGCTTTAAAGTGCTTGCTATATCTTTCAAGTGTTTGTCAGTGTTATCGCTTGGATAACCGACGCTCTCGTGTACATTTAAGCCGGGCACTTTTAACATGCCTGTCATGTGAAATGTTCTTATTATCAATGGATCTGCCATTGGATCTTTTTCGCTATTAAAAACATTAGTGATTAAAAAATCAGCTCTAATATCTTTAAATGTTTTATCTTGTCTTGAAGCTATTCTAACACTAATCACATCGCCATCTCTTGGTAATGCATCGGCTGAAAAGGTATG